TCTCATCAGCGATTTGGTCATCAATCTCCTTGATTTCAGTTTCAGTTTGCTTAAGAACTTGACGGCGAATGTAATCAACACTAAAATACTTACCTACGTAAGGGTCCATAGTGTTAACTTGATTCATACGTTCATTGCGAATTTCAATTTCTTTCAGTTCAGTAAAGTAATTGTCTGCAATAAAGTCGAACTGGATATGTTCTTTCATATCCTCCCATTCTTCCATGGTAATAACACCTTTCAGAATGAGTTGAGTTCTAAGTAAATCCGTAAAGAGTTCGGAGAAACGCTTGCGGAGACGTGCAATGAACTTCTGGAATTTAACCTCGTCACGAGTAATCTCGGCAGCACGACCAATATTGAAAGTCGTTTCTGTTTCTAAACGTGAACCAGGTACGTTAAGTGCTTTGTAGAGTTTCTTCTGGAAATACTTAACGTCTTCCAGTTCTCCAAGGTTCTGACCACCAGGAAGTGTGGAGATTTCTGTACCTCTACCGCCTTCACGACGAGGGAGCCAGAAGTCTTCCAGCATGGACATGAACTTCTTGTCATCTTTAATCTCACCAGTATTTGCATCGTATACGAGTTTGTTGCGATAGCGACTCATCACTTCGCGAAGATATTGTTCCGCTTTATTCTTGGGAAGATTACCAACGTCAATGTAGAAGATACGACGCTCAGGTGCTCTACTCAAACGATAGATGACCAGAGAATCTTCAATCATTCTCAATTGATTGACCGCTTTAATCGCCTTATGCAGATGAGAAAGAGTCATGTTTTTGTTCAGGTCTTGAATACCCGAGTGACAATAACAGACAGAATCTGCAGTAATCTTAATGCCTTGATTCGTAGAATTTTTTAATCCTTTTGGATTGTAAAGAAAATACTCTGCTGCTTTTTGTGTAAGTTGAGTATTGATATCAACGCCACGTAGTTGCTCTGGACGTTTTGCCTCATACTCAGTTACCTTACGAATCTTGCGAGGATCGATGTAGCGAAGTTCGGTAAGACCACCCCTAGGATTTGCAGGGTCAATTACTTTATGGTAAAACAATCTACCATCTACATACCAACGACGAAAAATTTCATATGAACGATTATCAAAATCTAGAAGTCTTAAGACCTCATGAAATTCTTCTCTGATAAGTTTTTTAATTTTATCTGATGCCTTTAAGTTAGAAAGTTCTACTTCTACAGGCACATCATCAAAGTTTCCGCAAATAGTTTCGTTGACAATATCATCAACCGCACTATCACATTCTGGTTGCATTACCATCTCTCGATAACGAGTGATGAGTTCATAGTCATTACGAATACTACCATCAAAATCGACAGAATATCCATAGTATCCGCCACCGACAATCGGTTGCGAACCATCCATATTATCCTTCTGAACAAAAGAAGGCCCCTTAGGGACCTTCTTTGCTCTTTCAAGTGAAAAACCGAAGAGCTGATTCGACATTATGTTATATGCTTATTGGTCCTGGTCTATTTATCAAGCATCGATAGTAGCATCAATTGGAGTCCAGTATTGAGTCTGGAGTTCAACTGTAAACTCTTCGATAGCATCGTTGTTGCCGAAGTCAAGATCGATTGCAGCGATATTGCTTGGGAAGACATTGTAGAATCTGTAAGACTTCAGAATCTTAGGAGTATCACCCTCTTTGACATCTCTTGCCAATTGGTGAACAGTCATGTCAGCGAAATAACCTGTCGCATCATCCGCATCACCAAGACCAGCAGCAGAAGTAAAGTTCTCGTTGTATGCTTGAATGCTAGACGCCCAGAGTTCAAACGCATTGCGAAGAACAAAATTGCTGTCGTTTTGGATTGTGATAGTCCAAGGTTCAAAGGTTCTGTCGCCTGCGATTTTCAGAACACGACCTCTGAAAGGAACTTCAATAACACCGACCTGAGAGGAAGGCAGATTTGCTGCACGAACAGTGAACTTGCCAAGTTCAATCAGACTTGCATTATTGATAATTCCCTGGGGAAAGTTTAAGTCTACTTGGAATAGATTGGGACGCGCAAAGTCGGCTGCGACATTTGCTTTAAAATCGTCAATAGTTCCTCTTTTTGCCATGGTTTTTTAATTCCAGTGTGTCTCCGTCGTTAGTATTTATTACAAACAATATTTTCAGACAAAAAAAGAGACCCCGTAGGGTCTCTTGATTATGTTAGTTGTTATCAGGAAGCAACTTCACCAAATGCAACACCAGTTCTGGTTGCGGTGAATGTCAGTGTGATGTAGTTGATTGTGCGGGTGGGTTTGACGTAGATTTCTGCGTAGAACTCACCACGGTCAACTGATTCAGGAGGATTGTTCTCACTGTCACACTTAACCAGGAAGTCAGTTACACCACGACGACCTTGGACATCGCGCATGTAAGGCTCGACGATGTTGAGGAACAGCGAACGCTGTGCTTCATCGTTTTGCTCGAAGAGTTGAGACTTAGCGGCAGTACCAATTACACGCTCGATTGTCAGGAACAGACGGCGAACATTGATACGATCGAATGCAGATGCGAAACCAAGTGCAGTCTTATCACCGAACAGGACTACGCCCTGACCAGGGAAAGAAACGACTGGGTTGATGCGTGCTGCATACAGGCGCTCACGCTGAGTCTTGTTGGGAGAGTATGCAAGCTTGATTGCATTTCTCAGGATGCCGCGTTGGAAACCTGCAGGAGAGAACCAAGGTTCTGCAACTTCGGTTGTCTGCAGGCAGAGACCAGCAATATCACCGTTACAAGGGACATAACGATAAACATCATTGTACTTATCGTAGATATACTTGTAACCAGAATCATATACAACGTAAGACGAAGAGGGGAGAGTGTCAAAGAATGCGATTAAGTTATCCGCTGCAGTTGTTGCATTGCTTACACCAACAACATTTGCTCTACGAGGAGATACGAACAACATGCAATCACGACGCTCTTCAACAATGTTTGTGAGAGCTGTGATTTTTGCAAGAGCGTTATTTGCATCAGCACCAGAAGGACCAGTTAAGATAAAATCAACCTGCTGAGACTCAGGATCATCTACCAATTCATATGCAGCGATAATTTCAGTATTTCCTACGGTATACTCATCAGAGCCTGCATAATCTACACCGCCAATGAGACGATAATATGCAGTAGAACCGTTAACACTACCGATACCTTTTACACCAGCAGGATAGTTCTCGATGCCACCAGGGAATTTGATGATATTGAAGGTTGTATCAGAAGTCTTACCCCAATCACCAGCAGCTGCTGTAGCACCTACTGTATGAACTGCATCCTCATGCTTACCCCAGTAAATGTAGTTGGAACGTTGCTTGATTACTTCCTTATAGTAGTTGGTTTCGCCAACAGTTGTCTTAGCATCGGATGCCTTAGAAAGACCAATGAAACGCTCAAGAACAGCACCAGTTGTACCAGTAATCTTACCATCTACATCAGTAACAATGACGTGAAGTTCGTCATGATAACCGCCAACGCTAGATGCAAAATTAGAAGTACCAGGGCGAGGTGCAATAGTATTCCACTTCAAACCAGGGAGGTACTCGCGGTCTGCATATTCATTACGAATAGCAACGATGTTGACAGTTTCGTTAACATATGGGCTATCAGTTCCGCCATAGTTATCCGTAAGAGTGTCAGTAGTAGCAAGTTCTTCGCTACCTTCATCATAAGAAATTACAAGTTCTCTTGAAATTGCAGAGATGTTGAAAGCAGTTTTTCTATTAATACTATCTTGTGAATCACTATCGAAGAATTGCGAAGTCGCACTAAGTTTACCGACATCATCTACATCCAGTGGCGTAAGCTCAACAATACTATTAGCAGCATCATATGCCTGGATTACATACTCACGATCCACGCTCTGATCAACTGTATCCCCAATGTGAACGTTCTCACCAGGAACAGGTGTAATTGCTGGAACTCCGTCTAATGTGCATCTATATCTGTAAGTTACAACCTTACCACTTAAAGCTCCGCCGCTGGTGAACGATGCACCTGCAATGTCAGCACCAGCAGTAAATCTATATTCTTTAGCAGCACCAGCAGCGCCAGTTGGTTCTTCCAATGTAACGATTGCGTCAGCGCCAGCATCAGTTACAAAAATACCGATAGAATTGCCAGCACTACCAGGAGTACGAGCAACCCAATGCCAGTCTTGGCTCGTATGATTATTTTCGTAATCTTGGAGATTTTTAACTAACTCTGCGGTGCCGTTAGAAACTGCGTTCTTCAGTGTACTAGAGTTAACACGAATTGTTTTTAGAGTGCCACCATAGGATAAAAACTGAGCAGCAGTATACCAGTACTCATAGTTTTTATCATTGGGTTTGCCAAAACGCTCAACAAGTTCTCTCTCAGAAGAAATCTGAACAATTTCTTCTACAGGACCAGATTCAAATGGAGCTGCCAGAACACCGACATTAGCGGTAGTTAAAGTAGTAATCGTAGTTAGGTCTCTTTCCTGAATTACGACACCTGGCGAAGATTGATTTACTGCCATGTTTTAAAGTCTCCTAGTGATTCCAACATCGGTTGTCTAGGATTATTTATATTTTTGAATCTTTACCTAAACTCCCACATGTACGATTTATCTCCGTATTCCGCGACCTGCCACACATCGCCTTGAGCATCTGCAAAATACTCATCTTCTAATCCGTCACTAACAAATCCAAAGGGTGCCATGTCCTGCTCAATGTTTTCCCTTTGGTCCTCATAGATACGTTGCCTAATATCGTTATCATGCATCTCTTTAAAGTATGGTTGCATTGCCATCCAACCAAAGATAACTAAGCACATAGCAAGATCATCGTTGCAACCATCTTCTGCAGCAAACGATTGACCTTTGACAATAAATGTCGTTAATTCTGCGATAGTATCATAATCTGGTATCAACAATTTATCTTCTTCAATAAGTGCCTTAAGATTAGAACATCCAACTTGTTTCACTGCAGAAGACATCTTGACACCCAATTGAGTCTTCTTACCAGAAAAACCTTGACCTAACTGCTGTCCTGCACGTCCGCGCATTGCTGCCATCAACAGATTCTCATATTCCAAATCAAACTGAATAATGTCTGCAACTTGTCCACCAATATCGTTTACTTCGCACAGGATATAAGCATTATTATAGTTCTTTGCAACATCGACAATGATGTTTGGGAATACGATAGGTTTAATTTCATTGTTCCTATAGCGAGCAACAACCTCATAGGGAACAGTTGTTGTGTCCACCACCACAAACGCAGAATAGTCATTTGAAGTTCCTCGCGCAACGTCTACAGTTATGATATAATTGTGCTCAGGTTCCGCACGTTTATACACAGCAAGACCCTTATTTTGTGCAATTGGATCGTGATATGGCATAGTCCTTAACTTACTAGGACTAATCAATGTGTCAACAGAACCAAGGAATTCACACTCAAACTCAACCTTGAACTGTTGTTCTGAGGTGTTCTTGATTGTTTGTTCTTTCCATGCCGCATCTCTACCAGGAACAGCAGACCAATGAACTTCTGTTGGGATGTATTCATTCTTTCCCTTCTCAGCATCATGCCACAACTTGTAGAACATGTTCATGCCGTGAGGCGTGGAGATGATGATTACTTTTGTGGACTTACCAGAAGAGATAGTAGGATAAACAGAACTAAAGAACTGGTCAGCAATATGATTCGGAACGAACGCGAATTCGTCCAGAAAAATGACGTTAAAAGACATACCCCTGACGGCACTAGAGCTAGTAGATGCAGCCATGATTTTGCTTCCATTCTCCAGTT